CCACGCTTAGGTGCGCATTAAATATTTAATGTACGAGTTTCTTTCATTTGCATGAAAGGTCATACATGTTATGTACCGCTAGTGTTAATAAAGAAGATCGTTCTATTAATAAGAAAATGTAAAACTTAACTGAACCATCCAAAAGGATCATCTGTTTTCACAGATTCATCTTTCTTAGGTCCCTCAAGTTGTTTAGGTTTTTGAGCTAAACCGCTCAGCGCTTTCCATAATCGGATATGCGTTCCATCGGTAAATGACCGTTTGGGAACATCTACAACCAAAGAATACTTCAGATTTGCCATAGGAGCTAAAGACAGTTGTTTTTGCAACTGGATTAGTGCTATGTACATCTCTGCAGCAGTCATCTCGTATTTAGCGAGCATGACCCTTGTTGCTTCTTCTTTCACAGCCGAAGCTATTACTCGAGCTCGCTCCAAGGATCTACCTTGTATCATCTCCTGAATCTCTTTCACAAGAGGTAAAAGAGTTTTGATATTAGCGGCTTCTAATAAACGTTTCGCTCCTTTGAGTACTGCATCGGGATTCATATCCGCGATATACAGTTCATTCTCAAACGAAGAGAAAGCTACTTCAACAGGGTTCATTATAAACCCCTCACCTTTGATCCAATGATCTAAGTGAGTTCTATTGTCGAGCTGAGCTTGCGCCCAGTCAACCATAGCTTTTGCTTCAGGATCGACTACACTTTCATGTAATCTCTCCGAAATAGCCATCGCTATCGTCTTCGCATGAAGAACTCTTCCTTCTAAAGGATCCGTTATAGCTCTAAGAGCATTACATGCTCGTTGAACTAGTTTGAATTCTTTCGAAACCATTTGGTCTATGACCTCCTGAGTTTCGAACCGGGCTTTTCCTGATTTAGGAATTCCCAGCTCAAAGAATCGTTCTACGTCATCAGAGACGATCGGAATATTCATTGCCAAGATTATAAGACGTACCTTATTAGATAATTGTCCCAATGGTTTGTTCAATTTACCAAGCACTCGGTACCCAAATCCAGCCGCCTTCAAGAAGGCAGCCAGACTAAGTCCGTACTTATTGATAAACAGAACCGCAGACGAGGGTGAATTAAAACACGCTATTAGTTCTGTTAAAGGAATAGGACTAACGTCCACTCCTTTATACAACGTTCTCTTAGCGAATTCCAATGCCACTCCCGCGCCGGAAAGAAGACTCTTATGGAGCCCAATTCCGACCCCGAGTACCCGCATAACCTCTAAGTACTGTTTCGCAACATCAGGATGAGATATTACTATATCGTCACCTAGAACTGCGTAACCAGTAAACCATTCTTTAAACCCCACTCTATATGCACAAAATTGCACAATAAAGTGATGCGTTAAAGCAAGTGATGCCCACGAGCTAAGAGCTCCCATGGGTTGACCCACGGCATATCTAACTTTATACCGCGTTCCATATCCTGTTTTCGGATGGGGAATTGAGATTGAATAATCTCGATCAACTAAAAGTTTAGCCCAATTAAGAGCAAACTCATCATTGATCATCCCGCCGATGATAGCTTTTTGAAGCCACAGAGGCAGTCTATCTGTTGCTGCTGACAGATCAAGCGAAAACAGAGATGATGGATCTCTCTTTAACAATCGATACACTGGGGCCATTTGGTCATGTGTACCGTCCTGTGGAATGCTTGCTAAGATTGTATGGAAGATTAGGTCATGCAGCGGTTTCAATAACCACTGTGTCCAACAATCAACCATTGCAAACACTCGTACTTTTCCAGCTGATTCCTCTTTCAAGGAGAGCTTTCCAAG